GATTACAAAATACTTTAAATAGTCAAATTGAACAATTTAATTCTCAATTAAATTATAATAGAAATCAATTTAATACACAAAACTCTTTAGCAATTGAACAATCAAATGTTGCATGGAGAAGACAATTAAACACAGCTAATACTGCAGGAACTAATGCTGTTAATCAAGCTAATGCAATGAATGCTTTTAATATGAGTAATCAAGCATTATCTTTTATATGGCAAGAAATGAGAGATGCAGCTAAATGGGAATATGAAGCAGCTCAAAGTGAGCAGGAAAGACAAACAAATTTAGCTATAGCAGCTTTAGGAAATGAAGCAGCTTCTGATGCAGGAAGAGCAAGTACATTAAAAACATTAGGTGGATTTGCTATTGATATTTGGGATAGAATTGATAAAAACGAAAGTAGTTAATTAAGTATTGACAATGGTCAATAATAATGATATAATAGAGGTAATAAGACTTTATAGAAACTTTGATAAATACAATCATATTTCTGATAGAGATATAGCAAAACAAATTATTCCTTCTTTATCATTGAATCAATACAAAATTTTTAGATACCCAACTACTAATGTTGCATATGCATTTACTAATTGGGCATTTTTAAATAAAGAAGTTGAAGAACGATTTAAGAAAACAGGTGTTCTTGAAAACTTAGATTGGGATAGTGGAGATATTTGTTGGCATATAGAAACAGTAAATACTCACCCAGCTAAATTAAAAGAAATATATAAGTGGACAGCAGAAAGATTGTCTAAAGATATAGGTGATAATAATAAATATATATATTGGATAAGAATGAATAAATCAGGTAAAGGAATAAAAAGATTTAATAAAATGAAATTATCAACAGGAGTAAGAAAATTTAAATAAGGAAATAATATGGGAAGTGTAACACGAGTATTTAAGCAAACAAAAAAAGCAGTAACTAAACCTTTAAGTAAAGCATTTAAAGGTATTGCTAAAGGTATTAAAAAGGTTGGTAAAGCAACTATGAGAGGTGTAGCTAGAATAAATAAAAAACTAGGACCTTTAGGTAGTATTGCTTTAGCTGTTGCTATGCCTTATGCATTAGGTGGTTTAAGTAATATGATTGGTGTTGCAGGAGGTCAAACTGGATTAATGAACTCAACCAATATATTTCTTAAATCTATAGGTAATGTTGGTAATGCTATACGAGGTGGTTATCAAGCATTTAATGCTAAAGTTTCAACTGCTTTTTCAAGTATTACAAACTCAATTAAACAAGGATTTACTAGATTTGCACCAAAAGGTGAAGGTAATATATTTTCTCGAATATCTCAAGGTGCTAAAAATTTATTTCAAGCAGCTAAAGAAACTACTCAAAAGTATTCTCCTATTAAAGGTAAACAAGGAACAGTTACAGTATCAGATAGTTTAGACCAAGTTTATACTATGACAAGTGAAGAAGCTGGTAAAGCTATTAGTAGAGGTACATTAGATGTTGCTGATATATCTAAACAAACTTTAGGAAGTAATAAATGGTTTGTACAAGGAAGTAAAGAAGCTGATAATATAATTACTAATACAATTAATAATGCATATGAAAAAACTTTAAATACATATAGTCCTAGTGCTAAAAGATATTTTAATGATTTAAAATCAAAAGCAATGGATATGAAAACATATACTAATGATTTAGAAATAGGACAAGTAATTGAAAATAAAGGAAATTTTGTAGATGTTTATGATGCTGTTGACCCAGGCGTAATTAAACAATTTGATGTTGATTTAAGTAGAACTGGTGATTACAATATCTTAAATGAAGAAGGAACAGAAATGGTTTTCAATGGTAATAACACATATGGTACTGGAGAAAAAGCTCAAGGATTTACAACTAAAGCAAAAGCTGCAGGTAAGTCAGCAGTATCATCTTTATTAAAACAAAAAGAAAAACCAGTAGATGTTACTACAGTAGATTTTACTTTTGGACAAGGTAAAGGATTAATGACAGATATAACAGGTACTTATGGTGGTACTGATATTTATGGTTCAGCAGGTGGAAACTTATTACAAGGTGTTTATTCTGATGTTGAAAGAAATAGAATAATGAATTACTATAAAAATATGAACATATTAGGTAGTAATTAATAAAAGGAATAATGACAAAAAGCACAGTAAACAAAGCAGGTAATTATACTAAACCTACTTTAAGAAAAAAAATATTTAGTAGAATAAAAAGTCAAGCATCACATGGAACTAAAGCTGGTCAATGGTCAGCTAGAAAAGCACAAGCTCTAGCTAAAGCATATAAAAAAGCTGGGGGAGGATATAAATAATGTCCTTGGCTAAATCACAACAAAGTTTAAAAAATTGGGGAAAACAAAAATGGCGTACAAAATCAGGGAAGAAATCAAGTGTTACTGGAGAAAGATACTTGCCTTCTGCAGCAATAAAAAATTTAAGTGCTTCGGAGTATGCAGCAACCACAAAAGCAAAGAGAAAAGCAAAAGCCTCAGGTAAACAATTTAGTAAACAACCAAAAGGTATTGCAAAAAAAGTAAGGAAGTATAGAACATAATGGCAGAAAAAATACAACAGAATCAATTTGATGAGCAAGGTGTAAATCCTTTCAATGCTCCTATTCCTGGAGAATCTTTAACTGCTTCTCCTGATACACCTACAGCATGGGAAAGACCACCTGAATTTACAGACCAAGAAGAAGCTATGAGAGCTGTATATTTAGAATTAACAGAACAAACTACATTAAGAAAATTAGTTGAGATAATTGATGATGGAGTTGCTTTAGATGAAATTGCACAAGTTATATTATACAAAGGTTATAGGTCAGGTAAGTTTAATCCTGATATGGTAATGTTATTAGCAGAGCCAACAATATATTTATTAATTGCTATTGCAGATTACGCTGATATTAAAGATTATGTTTTATATGAAGGTGAAGAAGAAGATGACCCTGATACTGAAATACCAGGTGATGATGTAACACCTATTAATATGGATGAAGATGATGAAGTTGTTGAAGAAAAAATTAAACCAACTGAAGAAGTATTAAGTAAAAGTTTATTAGCAAAAGTTAAACAAGAACTTCCAAGCAAAGTTGAAGCTGCTGTAGAAGTTAAAGAAGAAGTTAAAGAAGAGGTAGAAAAATAATGGGATTTTGGACAGACTTAGGTAATATTGCAGTAGGGGCTATTGAACAAGATAAAGCAAACACTAAAGAAAGATTTGCTATTAGAGCTGAAGAGTTACAAGCTAATAGAGCTTCTTTACTTAAAAGAAAAGATAAAAGATATGAAAAAGATATAGAAAACTATTATAAAGAAAAAGATAAATTTAAAACTATTGAATCAGCTAATGCTGCTTATAGTAAAGATGGTAACGTATCACAATATGCTGCAAAAATTTTACCATTAACAACTCCTGGTTGGAAAGACTTACCTGAAAAATTAAAAACAAGTATGATTAATGGTTATAAAGGTGAAACTATTGATTATAAAATGGCAGGTACGTTAGATGAGATTGAACAAAATGCTGCAATGGCAGATGCTGCAATTACTAGATATACTTCTACTGCTCTTGATGATGCTAGAGGTAATAGATTTTTAATTAATAAAATATTAGGTACAAAATCTAAAGCTGAAGCAGAACAATTAAAAGATATGGAAGCAGCATTGAAAGCTCAAAATGCTGTTAAATTAACTGAAACATCTGTTAATCCTGAATTTGTAGGTTTAAAAGTAGAAGGTACAGGTGGTTTATATAGTAATATTGATAAGGCATCTGATGGTTATAAAACATTTAGAAATAAAAACTATGAACAATTAAAAAATATTACAGATTTAAATTCAAAAGTAACAAGTAAAGATAATAACGAAGCTATTAAAGCTTCATTTAAAAATCTTGGAATGACTAATACTAAAGATTATTTTAAAGAAAATAGACAATCAGGTGAAATAACAGGATTTATGAAAGGTGGAGCAAATTTTGCAGAATCAGTTTATAGTACTTATAAACATAATCAAGATTTTTTAAAAAGAAATGGAACTGATTATTTATTTGTAAAATTTAATGGACAAATAGGTGAACTTCCTTCATACTATGGTAAAAGTAATATGAATGGTACTGTTGCAAATCGAATGAAAGATTATGCAGTTCCTGTTGCAAATAATAATATTCTTGGAAAAGGTGGTGCATTAAACTTTAAAACAGTTTTAAGAAATGAAGATAACTTAATTGTTGTACCAACAGCTAATACTATTGATTTTGATGATACTATTTTTGGAAGTAACAAAGTTTTAACTAATTCAGAGAAATCTGACGTATCACAAACATATGCAAAAGTTTTAATGGATATATCTTCTGAAAGAGTTAATGATGAACTACAATTAAATCCATTACTTTTAAAACAAAATCAAGCTAGATTACAAAATTTAAAATATGGAGAAACTAATTCATTATTAAATGATGTTAACTTTAAATTTGGTGCAGCTTTACTTCAAAAAGGATTAATAACTAAAGAACAATTTTTAGAAAATAATGTTAATAATCAATTTTATAATTTTAAAAATGATAAAGATGAAACTCCATTTAAAGATATAATAGATAATATAAATGTTGTAAAACCTAAAGAAACAGGTGAAACAGGTAATGTAACAGGTAAAACAGGTAATGAACAAGGTTCTATAAAAGTTAAATTTAGTGATGGTAAAACTTACACTTTACCTAATACTGAAACAGTTAGAAAAGATTTAGAAAAAGATAAAGAAAATATAATAAGTCAAGAAGTTGTTCAACCAATAAAACAAGAAGAAAAAATTATTGACAATATAAAAACTGATACAGTTAATAAAAAGAAAACTCCTGCAGATTTTGGTGAAACAAATAAACCTGTATTTGAAACTAGAGAAGAAATTTTAAGAATATTACCATATCCAATGTCAGGAAAAGAAATAAAAGAAACTTACGCAATTGATAATACTACTGTAAAATTTAATGACCTTACAAAATTTAAACCTCTTACATAAAACTAATGAATAATGGCAGAAGAAACAAACATATTCGATTCGTCAAAATACGACAAATACATTATTCAAAATAATGAACAACAATCTGATGTTGTTATAACACCTCCTACTACAAAATTTGATTCTAGTAAATATGACAAATATTTAACTACTGAAGAAGCTCCACAACAAATAGAATCTCCTAAAACAGAAACAACTTTTACTACATCCGAGCAGGAAGAACCCTCTTGGTTTAGAAAATTTACTTATGGTTTTGATAAACAAGACCAATTCTTCGGTAATGTTTTTAGATTAGGTAAAGCTAAACTTATTGATATTAGAGATGATGATAGAGATTTAAAACAAGTTTTACAAGACAATGCTGGTATAGAAAATCAAAAACTTTTAAATAAATTTGAAAGATTTAGAGGTGGTAAATATAATGATGATATTTACACTAAAGCTGGGGAAATGGCATCTATGCTACTTGACCCTTTTTATTTACTAGCATATTTAACACCTTGGGGCAGAGCTGCCACTATGTCTTATAAAGGACTAGCAACTGTTGGAGGTGTTACTGTAGGTCTTGATAAATTATTGTCAGACTATGTGAAAACAGGTGAGGTAAAACCTGGAGAAGCTGCTTTAGCTGCAGGTAGTGCTGCTGTGTTAGGTCCTGCTGCTATGAAAACTTTTAAAACAATAAGTAAATATTTACCAGGAGCTGATAAAAAAAAGATAGCTCAAATTATTGAAGTTGCTAATGGAGCTAAAGCTAAAAAATTAGGTTTAACAAAAAAAGAATTTACTGATATTCAAAATATAGTTAGTGATAAAGAATTTATAACATTAAATAATTTAATTAAAAAAACTGGTGAAAATCACTCTAAACCTTTTCAAACTATTGAACCAGCATTTCAAAAGAAAATTTTAAATATACAAAATAATATTGATAAATTAAATAAAATAAATAAAGAAAAATTTACTAAATCAACTGCTAATAAAATAGAACAATTAAAAAATAACAAAGCAGAACTTAAAAAAGAATTTAATTTAGAAAAGAAAAAATTAATAAAAAAACAATCTGATGCATTACAAAAAGAAACAGATTTAATTCAAAAAAGAGATGTAAAGATTTTAGAAAAATTAAAAGAAAAAGAAAGTCTTACAGATACAACTATTAGATATGTTTTAAATACTACAACTAGACCTTTAATGGGTGCTGGTATAGGTTATGCCTTTGGTACTTTATGGGGTTCTGAAGATGATGATTTAAATAAATGGATTATTGGTGGTGCAACTCTTGGAGCATTACAAAAAGGTATTCAAGCTAGTAAAGTATTACAAGTTGGTGATAAAAATTTAGCAACAAATATTATTAAAAATGAAGCTGTAAAATTAACATTACAAAAAATAAGAGAATTAACAGCTACAACTACAGCAACAAAACTATCAGCATTTGGTGGTAAAACAGAACAATTAAGTAAAATTTTATTACAAAACATTGATTCACCTTATGCTAAAAATTCTGTATCAAAAGTTGCAGATGAAATTCAAAGAACTTGGACATCAAGAGCTGTTGAATTAACAAAAAATTATACAAGAGTTGAACAAACTAATGTATTAAATTCTTTAAGAGGTGGTAAAAATAAATTATCAGGCAAAGAAAAAATATTAAAAGGACAAATTAGAACATACCTAGATGATTTTAAAAAATTATATAATGAAGCAGGAATTTTTTCTAAAGAAAATATAAAAGATTATTTTCCAAGAGTATATAACTTTGATAAAATAAATAAAAATCCAAAAGAATTTGAAAAAGTTTTAACTGAAATATTTAAAAATAAAGGTAGTAAAAATCCTAAAAATGCTGCTAAAAAATTTAAAGACCAATTAAATAAAATATCATCAGGTAATGTTGTTAAAACAAATGTAGATGATTTTATTAATGATAAAAAAATTAGTGATAATTTTATTATTACTCCATTAAGTAATCATATTAATCAACAAAGAATTTTAACAGGTCCATATGCAAAAGTAGAAAAATTATTAAGTGATAATGGTTTTTTAGTTAATGATGCTGCACAAACATTATCATCTTTAGTAAATAGGTCATCTAATTCTATAGCATTTTCTCAAAAATTTGGTGCTAATGGTCAATTTTTAAAACCTTTTTATCAAGCAATAAAAGATAAATATAAAAATACAGGTAATGAACAATGGAGATTATTAGCTCAAAAAGAAATAAAATTAGTTAATGATACTATAGATGCTTACTTTGATAGATTTGGTAAGACTAGTGAAAATCAATTAAAGGCTTTATCAGGAACATTATCAACAATATCTAACTTAAATATGTTAGATAGAGTAACAATAGCTTCTTTAGGAGATTTAATTCAACCTTTTACTAATTCAACAAACTGGACAAGTTGGTTAAGAGCTTTAAAGAATACATCATTTACAGCTAAAGGTGAAAAAGGTATAGCAAAAAATTTAGGTATAGCTCAATCAAATGAAATACAAGCTGCATTACAAAAACCTTTAGCTATTAAAGGAGATGAAATGACAGCACATTCTAGTTGGCTTGGTAATGATAAACTAAGTATGAGAGCTGCCAATAATTTATTTTTTAGACTTTCAGGATTAGAATGGTTAACAGGATTTGCTAGAAGATTTGCTTATAATGCAGGAGCTGCTGATGCTTATATTACTTCAAGAAAACTTGCTAAATATGTTAGTGCAGGTAATAAACTTTCTTCATCTAAAGGTGCAAAATTAGTTAGAGATTTAGATAGATATGGTATTAGTATAAAAGATGCATTAAGAATTGGTAGTACTTCATTTGATGATGCTGTTAAAACATCAATAGGTAAAAAGAATTTAAATGATGCTGCTATTTTAGCTGCAAACAGAGATGCAATCATACCTCAAGTTTCTAATAGATTATTATTTACACAAAGTCAAACACCATGGATAAGATTAATGGGTCAATTTATGTCGTGGGCTATGGCTAAATCTGCTCAAACAAATAAAATATTACAAAGAGTAGAAAATGGAGATGCAAGAACTATGGTAAAAATTTTAGCATCTATTCCTGTTTATGGTGGTATTCAAGAATTAAGAGAATTAGCTAAGTATGGCGAAGTTCAAACTGATATTGATGCTGATACTAGCGAATGGTGGTCAGAAGCTTTTAGATTATCAGGTATGTCAGGTATTGGTCCTGAATTTATTGCAAGTAATATTATTGGACCAGGCTCAAGACAACCTTTCTTTTTAGGTTTTCCTGCAGGTAGTATTGCATTTGAAACTGATAAAATATTAAAAGATTATTTAAAAGGAAATACTGAAAGAGCAACAGAAAGATTTTTTCAAAGAATATTTATTCTACCTAATTGGAGAAATTTTATATTAGAAAGAGCAAAAGATTTTGGAGTTGATTTTGATGATGCAGGTAGAAAATTACCTGAAACAAAATTAGAAAGAAAACAATTTAATACAGGAGATGTTGTTGAAAAAGATAACATTAATCAAGGAAAGGAGGAAGATAATATGAATGTTAAAGATATGGCTAAAGTTGGTGCTGTCGCTACAATGATTAATACATCAGGAGTAAATGCTGATATGATAAAAGCACAAGATAACTTCTTGTTGCCGAAAGCTAAACCTAAAGTAGAAGTAGTTCAAAAGGAAAAACCTAAAGACTATAGTAAACTTTCTGAGTTACCTGAAGATAAAAAAAAATTTCTTTTAGATAGTGCTTCAGTAATTTATCAAAGTAATCAAGGTAAAGATGTACCTTCAGATATTTTAATTGCTATTGCATTAGAAGAAACTGGATATGGTAGTAGTAGATTCTATAAAGAAGGTAATAATTATTTCAATATGGTTGCTGAAAAAGGTGATAATAGAATTAAAGCAAAAGGTGATAACACACAAGTTGCTAAGTTTGAATCACCATCTGAAAGCATAGATAAATTTTACACTTGGGTAGAAACTAAACCTCATTATAAAAATGTTAGAGAAACATTAGAAAAATATAAACAAGGTGAAGCTACTAAGAATGATATTATTGACGCAATCTCAGATACTGGATGGGCTGAAAACCCGAAATGGTCTGATAATGTTAAATCAATACTAAAAGCTAGAGTAAATGGCAAACACTCAGAAGAGTTGAAAAGTCTTGAAAGTTCACTATTTAAAAAATAGTTGACATTAAAGATATTTCTCTCTATAATATACTAAGCAACGCCCATTTGGGGTTGCATATAAATATCGCTTAACGAAAGGATAACAAATGACACGATATAATTTAATAAACTTTGACCCATTTAAAAACTTCTCTATCGGTTTTGATAGAATGTTTGATTCACTAAATGAGGTTTCACAAATAAACACTTCTAACTTTCCACCTTATAATATAAGAAAAATTAAGGATGGTCAGTATCAAATAGAGATGGCTTTAGCTGGGTTCTCTAAGAAAGACATTAACTGTGAGTTACAAGATGGTGTACTTACAATTAGTGCTAAGAAAGAAGATAAAGATAACGATACTTTAATACATCAAGGTATTGCATCTAGAAGTGTTGTTAGAAAATTTACTCTTTCAGAGTATATTAAAGTAGAAGGTGCTGACTTTATAGACGGAGTTCTTAAAGTTAAACTCTTTGAAGAATTACCTGAAGAGAAAAAAATAAAAACAATTAAGATTAAGTAATCTTATAACTGGGCATCAAGAGAAATCACAACGCAGCCTTGCTCTGCCCAGTACACAAAGGACAATATGATTCCATATAAACTATTATTCAATATAGGTTCAAAAGCTGTTGGCACTTATATGAACAGACGTAAAGAAAAGAGTGAAAGAAAACACGCTATTGCTTTACAAGAGATGGCAACAGGAAACGAAAGAGCAAAAAGAAATGGTTCTTTATTCTTAGATTTAATTCTAGGTTCATTTATACTTGCACCATTAGGAATACTTGGCTATGCTACATTTTGGGGAGACCAAGATATGTTAGCTAAAGTAGAATTTTATTTTGAACAACTTAAAAATATACCTGAGACTTATCTTTGGTTAATCTTTATAGTTGTTGGAGGAAATTACGGAATATCCGTAACTAATTTATTAACAGGAAAGAAGTTTAAATAACAATGGACTTAGACTATGCTCAAATTTCTAAAAAAACTTTGGCAAAAGTATTTGGATTGGTTATTCAAAGATTTTTATAAAGGTGATAAATGAAAGTATCTGATAATACAGCAGTAAGTATGCCAATTAAAAACATGATTGGAATTATTGTTGGTGTATCTATGGGTATCTTTGCTTATACAGAATTGACAAGTAGATTAACGTCATTAGAAACATCAAGAGAATTATTCCAAGCTGACTTACTTAAAAAAAGTGAACAGTTACCTGTGGACCAAGAACAACTAATGCTTTTGGAAGACTTATATAAAACTGTAGAAAAATTAGAAAAGAATCAAGAACAAAATATGACTAACAAAGTTAATATACAATTCTTGAAAGACCAAGTAGAAAAAGCATTAAACGATATTGAGAAATTAAAAGATAAACAAAGAGAATTTTCTAATGGAAATGGACATTAATGGATAGAGTACATAAAAAAGTAATTAAATACACTCAACAAAAATGGGAAGATGTTAAACAAATGAATATGTTTAAGATGCTTAGACAAGAAGTTGAGATAGGTGCTAATGGAACTCAAAAATATACTATTAAAGAAGGAAAGAACAAAGGGAAAGTATTATGATTGAATCTATTGTTGCATTATTAATGTTTATTGGACCTGATATTAAGGAACATAGAATACAATCTTCTATGTCTGTATGTCTTAAACATAAGCGTGAAGCTACAAGACAAGTTAAATCTAATGTAGATTATAAATGTATTAAATCTAAAGCAGAACTTGAAACAAATATTGATGGGTCTAAATCTATCAAATCTTTAATATTAGAATAATGGGAAAATTTGAATTAATATTATTTATGTGTTCTATGGTTGCACAAGAATGTGCTGAACCTAAACCTCAAATACATTTATATCGAAGTCACTACGATTGTATTGCTGCAGGTTATTTACGTTCATTCAAAGAAGTACAGATACTTAAAGAAGATAATGTTAATGATTTAAAAATTGTTATATCATTTACTTGTAAAGAAATAACAGAATCTTAAGCTAAATATCTTGCAATTTTTTCTAAAAGAATATGCATATCATCAAACTTAACTTTAGCTTCTCTTAACATAGCATTTACTATTCCTGAATTTTGTTTTTTAAAATGTAAATGTACTTTATCTACAGGATATAATGATTGTTCAGTAATAAATTGACCTTGATTATTTATAATCAATTTAAATACAGCTAAATCTGCTTCTTTTCTTTTAACTCTTTTACTAGTCTTTTTTATTTTTCGAAGTTTCTGCATTTTGTTTTCTCAATAAATCCATTAAAAAATCATCATCATTTTTTTCTGTTTGTAATTTTGTAATAGGTTTTTCATTATTAGTATAAACTTCTACTGTTTGAATACGAACAGGATTAGTCATAAATACAGGAAACTTAGGATTTGATTTTGATTTAACCATGAAGAATCCATCTTCAGCAACACCAAATGTTTCAATATTTTTAATATCTAAATCATTTGAGCCGACTAAACAAATTCTTATATTGTATATAGGTGGAGCTGAATTGATTTGATTACCACTCATATCATATACTTTATTTACCATTGTTATCCATCACTATCATCAATTAAACTATCAATACTTTCTGTATGAATTTCATTTAATTTTTCGTTGTTTCTTTGTATCTTCTTTTTTAAGTGAGCTTTCAAATCATCTATCTTTATATATAACATTTTATCTATTGTAGGATTAATTCCATACATAGGTAAATCATTTAATGAAGATATAATTCTTCTAAAACCTCTTGCTCTTTTTTCTAATTGTGTTATTTGTGATTCATTAATCATAGTCTCTCTCCAATATCATTTCAAGATAATGAATAGCTTTTTCAATATCTTTTCTTTTTCCTTTAAACGGATGCCTACAAATATATTTAATAGCATTACCTTCTGCAAACTTTAAATTATTTTCATTAATAAATTCTGCAGGTTGTACCTTAAAAGATTTATAATGACTTCCATCCACCTGCTTATTAAGTGAATCATAAACTACATTTTTAAATATATTTTTATCTGTCATTTTTTATAGGTCCTTCTTCAATCATCTTATGTCTTCTTAAATCTTTTTCTGTTGGTTGAAGTGTATCATTCAATTGGTCATATGTCAACAATGGATTCTTTTTTAATTTTTTTACTATCCATTTATAAGACCAAGGTTGTAACTTTAATGTTGTACCTTGCCAATAATGAGTTTGAGGAGGCATCAATGTAAATATATTTTTTACATTTACCTTAGCTTGTTCTTCTTTATTCAACAATCCTTTCAACCATATAACAAGAAACTGCTCTGCCTTTCTTCTTATCTTACTCATTTTCTTAGTGTTCATTCTTTACCTCTTTTTTTTCATGTAAAACTTCATACATTGCTTCACACTTTGAATTAGGACAACTGTAATTACTTGTAAATAAATAATTAGATTCACCATATACTTCCTCTGTATCAAAATCATTACCCCAAATTACAGGTGTTAAACAGTAAAAACATTTCATTACTTTATTTCTGTAAAGTTTGTTTCTCTATCAAAATATTTATAATCAATTGTAATAGGTTTAAATTCTTCTAAACATTCTATTACATCAGACTTTTTAAATTCTTTACAAGAATACACATCTAATTGTAATAAAGCAGGGTCGGTCTCATCCCATGTATGAATACCAATATGAGATGTATCTATAATAACAACACCACTCAAACCTTTATTACCTTTCTTAGATACTTTAGATGAATATGGACCTGCTAATATATTCATATCTATTTTATTTACTAGCTTATTCATCCAATCAATTGTTTGTTGTTCAGTTTTTACAGGCTGTTTAACTTCTGCTCTGATAAGAAGATGTTTATGTTTAAGCATATTTTTTATTAAAAGTTTTTAATTCTTCTTTAAAGTTTTTAGTTATTTCTTCTACATTAGGTTCTTTATTTACTTCAGCTAGATAAACATTTTTACTAGCATATTTAAATATTCGTAAACCTTTACCATTATTACTATCTTTATAACACTCAAATTTATGAGTACAAAATTGACATCCAATTGATAATTCTTTGTTACCTGCCTTAGTGTTACTTAATGGATAACATTTTTCTTCAGGTGGTTCTTTCTTTTCTAATGTTTCTCTTAGTGTTTTAATTAAATGACTAGCATTAGGTTTAGCTAAATCATCAGGTTGATACAAACATATATCACCTGACACTTTATCTATAACAAGAAACGCACCTTTTTTTGTACCTTCAGCTTGTTCATACCCTGCTATCTGTGCATGATAACCAAATGGGTCATCACCTAACAACTCACCTGATTTAAATTTCTTAAAACTAAATGATGATGCTGACTTTACATCACATACTTCACCATCTATTTTACTATCTAAGTGTCCAGTAATACCATCTACTTCTACTTTCTTTTGTTGGTCTTCAATTTTATGTCCTGCTAATTCAGCTAAGAATAAAACTAAATGCTCTAATATATGTCCATATAAAAATTTTAAATTAAGACTATCATCACCAGCTATATATTTTTTAGGACTAAATCTATCATACCATAACTGTCTAGGTGGTTTACCTAGTACTGACATTCTTAACATTCCTTGTTTTTTTCTATCAGGATTATTCCAAGCTAATAAAGCTTCTTTTATATTACCAAGAAACTTATTCATTTGTTCGTCTGTAATCTTGGCAGACTTTCCTTTAGATATATTTGCAATTAACTGCTTAATGTCGTCAGCTAATGTCGCAATATTCTTAGTGTGTTTCTGACCAGTTGTTTCCAATTTTATATTCTCCATTTAGTGGACACCGAACATTTAATAAATCTCCTGCATCTCTGATTGATTGTACTGCAAGTCTTCCAAATTCGTCTGCTTTATCTGATTGAACTTCATACTGAAATTCATCATGAACATTCACAACTGGAAAGGCTCTGATTCGTTTATTTATAACATATTGTTGTAGCAATGTCAACGCTTTCTTCATAACACAAGCACCTGCTCCTTGCAACAAAGTATTTAAAGCTGCATGAGGATGTCTTATAATTATTTTTCTTTGGTCGAGTCCTCTGACCCATCTACGTTGAGCCACTCTTTCCACTTTTTCTCGTAAGCGTCTAAGACTTGGCGTTGCTCTAAGAAATTTTTCTTTAATTCTTTCTCCATCTCTTTCCGTACCTCCAATGATAGAGCCAATTTTTCTATTCCCTGCTCCATATATGAAAGCATAGATGAAAGTCTTCGCCTCATCTCTTGATTCCAAACCAGCAGCAATTTTATTTGATGTATGTATATCTCCATTAATGACTTCATTTATATAATCCTTATCGTTCATGTAGTGTGCTAACATTCTTAATTCCAACCCTGATGCATCCACACCTACTAATTTATAGCCCTTATCTATTGTCCATAATCCTCTACATTCTTTACCATATGGAGAGTACACAGCAGGTACTTGAGCCATGTTGGGCGATTGATGACTCATCCTACCTGTAATTGTACCATTGGTAATTACTTTGCCATGCACTCTTCCATCTTCTCTAACTGCTTCAATCCAGGAGGAAACTTGGGCTATTCTTTTTTGAAGCATTAGAAACTTGTTAATCAATTTAGCCTCAGGAATATTTTTTATTTCAGATAAAACTTTTTCATCTACAATAATATGTCCTTTGTCTGTTTTCTTTTTAGGCTTCCATCCAAGCATAACTAATCTTTCTGCTATCTGTTGTCGTGAGCCTAAATTAAATTCTTTATATTTTACTTTAGTAAAGGGTACACCTTTAACATAACCTCTAGCTTTATTGTTTGCTTTAGGGATAAACTCTTCTTCTATTTTTAGGGGAGGGAAAGACTTTCTAACTTGAGTAGTTAAGTCATTCATATCTTCTTGAAATTTAGCTTGTAAACCATAAGCATTTACAATATCTAATTTAAATCCTTTCTCATGTTGAGCCTGTATTATTTTAGCAACATCATGCTCTAACTGTACTGACTCTCCAAAATCTTTAATCTTTGTAATTAAAAATTTATAAAGTCTTTCAGTTAATTCAACATCATTTCTACAATACTTTAACATATCATCAGAAAGAAAATCAAATTGTTCAAACTCTATTTTAGCTTGACCTAGTTTTGTACCCCAGTTTTTAAGTGAGTGTCCACCATCTATTACTGGGTTAAGTAATCTTGATAAAATTAATGTATCTGTAATCTTACAATTCTCAAATAAATCTTTACCAAAAAATTTATTAACTACTGGAATATCAAATCCAATTATATTATGTCCAATAAATTCTTTAGTCTTCTTAACAAATTCTTCAAACCTATGTAAGTTTTTACCATCCGTAAACTGATAATATGTTTTATCATGCTTACAAATAATACACCAAATTTTATCTGCGTTGATAGTAGTCTCTATATCAAAAACTACTTTATCAAATTGCATCTATATTTACCTCTTTCAATCTACCAGTATCAACATCATATTGTAAATCACAACATGGACCAGTTAATCCTGCAAATCTATTTTTTAATACTCTTACTCTTGTTGTATTTCTTATTTCAGGGTCTGCATTTTGAGCATCTCTTTCTAAACCAATTACCATATCAGATAACTGACCAATACTAGCTGACCCTCTTAATTGAGATAGAGAAGTCGCAGCACCTTCCTCATGACCTTTGCCATCAGGTCTTCTTAAATGTGAAACAACTATCATAGCAACGCCTGTCTCTTGAACAAGTGTTCTAAGTCTAGTCATAATCTCATCTAATGCTCTTCGTTCATCTCCATGACTTTGGTCTGATACTATAATACTAACGTGGTCAATTATAATATACTTACAATCTAATCCCTTAGCTAAGTATCTAACTCTTGATACAATATTATCAATAGAGTTTGAGCCAAAATGGTCAAACATAAATACTCTACCTGTACCTACTGTTGCATCAAAGTAAGTCTTCATCTCTTCTTTACTTACATGAACATCAGGTAAATGTAATCTTTGATTTGCTTCAATACTCATTAAACCTTTAGAAGTTATTACTGGTGTTTCTTCTAACATTAACAATCCAATATTATCTTCGGTAGATTTAATCATATGATGTACTACTTCTCTCATCACTTGAGTTTTACCTAAGCCACTTCCTGCTGTAAATGTAATTAACTCTGAAGGTCTAATTCCATAAGTAATTTTATTCATACCCTCAAAAGGATATTGAACAAAAGATTTTAATGTTGGTTTAGTTATAGCATCAAATAATATATTAGCATTAATGATACCATCAGGAGCATAGATTTTTGCATCCCAAAATGCTTTAGTATATACTTGTATTTTATTTTGTGTTAAACAATCTGATGCATCTTTATATCCCTCAGGTAAATGAAGTATCTTACATTTTCCAGGCGAAAATAATTCAGCTACTTTCAAAGCACCTTCACGACCTTGCTCATCATTATCAAAATTTATAATGACATTCTCAAATTGTTCTAACCAATCTAAACTTCCTTTAATATCTTTAACTGCTGAAGTTATACCATTCTTAATACTAACTACTGGTGTTTCATATCTATCAGTTTTAAACATTTGATAAGCTGATAGAGCATCCAACTCTCCCTCAGTTATTATTATATATTTATTTTTTGTGAATAAATGTTCTCCAAATAAACCTGACAACTTAGTATTACCTTGCAAACTAAATTCTTTTAACTTTGTATATCTAGTTTTAGTTGCTATCTTTGCACCTTGTTTATCGTGATATGGGTAATAATGATTTGTTATATTACCAATACTATCCATCTTAACTGTAACACCATAACGCTTACAAGTTTGTTCTTTAATATTTCTATCTATAATTTCTGCATAGTTAGATTGTTTGAGATAATCCTTTACCTCATATTCATTTGTTGATTTTGTTGATTGTATTTCTTGTGTTTCCATATTGTATTCCTTTATGTATTCTTGACAAGAAAAACAATATGCTGACCCATCCTTGTTTATTGAAACTGCATCACTACTTGAACATAGTGGACAAGGCATATGATATTTTATAAATCCATTATCGTTTGTTTCCATTGTCGCCCTCATTGTTATTTACCTCATAAAAAAAGAGGAGGCAACTCACTACTAATCGCCTCCCCTTCGGAGTTAGAAAATGAACTATCTAAGTTATTCATTCTCGATTGATGATACTAAAAATCTTCCTTGATGTCAACACCATTTGAAGATTTCTCTACGCTAAAGTCTTCTTTAGGTTGATACTCTATAAGGTCAACAACTTGTACTGCTTGTAAATCCAAGCCTACACCTGTCTTACCTTTATAGTTCCAATCATAAGATTTGTACATAACTTTAACTTTACTACCATTACCGACTATTTTGTCTAGTGGTTTTTTCTCTGCATCAACTAATGTTGGCTGAGAATTTCTATCTCCATTTGCTTTGGAAACTTTTCGTTTAAAAGTTACAAGGTTCTTAACTGTCTTGTCTTCGATAACAGACTCCTTAAGATTAATCCCTTTGCTCTTAAAGTCTTCTGCGTCTTTATCTGATAAAGCCACATCAACTCTCCACATTGGTTCAAATTTTTCATTGGGTCTTGTAATTGATGCCCAATATGCTGTACCTTCTACTATTGCCATTTTATTTTTTACCTCTATTTATATTTTTATTTTTTATTATTGATGAAACTCTATCACAATTACTCATCATTGTCAACAACAATCTCATCTTTTTTTTCTAGTACTTCATCAATCTTTTGATTGATAATCTTTTTTATTTTATCTTTCTTCTTAGCTTTTGCCTCTACTTCAGCTATTCGTTTACCTAAGTTTTCAACATCTGCATTAGCTTGTTCTAATTGTATTAATAACTTTTTAATTCTAGCATCTTTTTCGTCTGTTAGTTTTATTAAGTCTTGCTTCTCTTCTGTTAAATCTTTAAGCTGTTCTTTATAGGCTGATAATAAATCTCTATTACTCATAATTATTTAATTAACATTCCTCCTAGTATTATTAAAAATAGTATTAGGTCTAACCAAAATACTATTATAAGAATATTCCACCACATTATAAACTATAACATCTTTCATGAAATAATTCTTTTATAGGTATAACTACACATTTACTTGCCCTATAATCACCTATGTTTTTTGTATGCGTCTTCTTATATTTCTTTACTATTTTTTTTAGTGTTGCCACTCTGAATACTAACATACAATATTCTTTCTTCTGTTGTTCAAGAATATGAAACCACCACTTAGCATCTGTCTTATCAATGCCACTAGGTTTACCTCTATACTCATATTCAATTGCTATGTTCCCTGTTTTTCTCCACCAACTTCGTTCAGTTTTAACTTCAATCTTATCTGAAGACAACAGTTCGGCAACTCTCTTCTCTCTAATTTGACCATACTTTAAGTCTATATCAAACTTAGAATTGTTATTTAATTTCATATTACCTTTCATTTTCAAAAGTACAAATATACTCTAGTAAAAATTTATTCAAGTTTTTAAATTTAAATAACTTCTTCACATTTGCATCCTTTATTTTTTTAAATAATCTACACACAAAATAAGGTGACATATTAGAATGAGAACAAACTTCTACAAAATATGCATCCTTAGTATTAAACCAATCATTAGCTTCCTCAACTATTCTTCTTCTGCTTAAACCCCATGCATGAATATCTATATCAAGTGCATCCATCATTGCTCTAACAATAACACTACGCCATAATAAAACCTCAGGAGTAATATAATATCCTTGTCCTTGACCCTCCATCTGAGAGTTAAAAGTGTTTCTATTTACTATCATTTAATATCTGAGAATTTAATAGAAGTTTGTTTTACTTTATTTATCTTCTTGTTATATTCTTTTTCGGTTATCTCTTCAATTGTATTTCTACTTTCCTTAACATCCTTAGATATTATTGTAGCATTATCCGTAAACTTTATTTTTTGTTTAAGTTTTTCTTCATGCTTTACATCAGGATGATAGTCTTCTATACATATATGTACATTAACATAGGACTTCTTTAAATAAAACTTACTCATTTTCATACTCCTTTATTATTTCAATAGCCCTTGCATGAGCAGGGTGACGTTTAATATAACCCTTCCACTCCATATAAAATAAAAGTTGAAAGATAGCACTCTTAGATTTTCTATTCATATATGTTTTCATTTCTTCAAACGTAGGCATAACATTATTTTTTTTAGCATAGACTTTTAAAAACTTATAAAGTTTATATTGTTTAGGTGTTAACATTGTATTAAGCATTATCCTTATTAACCCAACCTCCATCATCTACTCTTTTATCTTCGATTTGTTTTTTGAGTTCTTTTATTTTTATTTGTAGTTCACCATTTTGTTTTTGATGTACCTTACTAATTGCTTGAAGATTTTCTATCTTTAATTTTTGTTCAGCTATTATTCTTTCTAAGTCATTTTGACCTTTAGTTTTTTTAGCTTCTTGTACTGTTTCAAGAATAGATTTTAAATATGTATCAACCATTAGTACTAAAACTTTCCTCAGTTCTTACTACATCTTTTTCACCTAAACTATAAGCAACAGATTGCTCGAATAAATAATATTTATTTCTATCATATTCTTCTGTCTTCATCATAAGTTTAGCATAAGCATCTGCATCATCTCTTGTTGCAAATCCTTTTTGTGCATAGAATGTAGTTTGTCCATCTAGCTTTGACATAACTATATATCTATTTGTTTTTACATTTTCTTTTTTACCAAACATTTATATCCTCCTATTTATCTTCTTTAATTTTAACAATTAATTCAATTGTTGTACTTGAATGTTGTGAAATAGTATCTTCAAACTCATCTATTAAAGGTAATAATCGTTTTAAATTATTAGCTTCATTTATATTAAGTGTATTTTCTAATTGTAAATTACTACCTCTCTTACCATTTTTCCAAGGGTAAGTGTAATGTTCAACTTTAGTTTTACTTACGTACATTTATATCCTCCTAGTTTCTTGTATCAATAGTTCATTCTCAAACTTTGATTTTTTATTTTTTCTTTTTATATTTTTCCTAAATAGTTTAAGGAAATAATTATATGTAAATATAGTATAGTTTATTTTCTTACCATTTTTTCTCATAAGTTACTTCCTTAATTTTTTTATTGTATTGATGCTTTAATATCTCTTTAGCAATTGAAAGTGTAGGGTTCGGTGACATTTGTTTTGAACATCCTGATAACACAAACATTCCAAGTACTATTAATAATATTATTCGCATTGTTCTTTAGTTGGTTTTAATCCTGTGTTCTTATCATATAACCATACATATGAATAAGCCACATCACCATCTTTATCTAAACATTTTTTACCTAAACTTAATCTAGGGTTTTGAATACTTGAACACCCAATTAAAGTTATTGATATTAAAATTATTAATATTGTTCTCATTTATTCTCCTTGTTAAAGATTATCTTATCACACTTAATAAGATAAGTCAAGTTTAATTTATAGTTTTTTCTTTGCACATACCACTTTCAATTAGAGATTGTGCTGTTCTTCCAAACCACCCTTGCAATCTCCAACAAACCCCAGTATCTATTAGATATTGCCATGCATCTATTTCTTCTTGTGTTGTTTTTGCAGGTATATAACCTTCACAAATCCCAACTGCTGTATGAGTATCATATATTAATCTTTTATCTAACTTCATTTTTTTATACCTCCTATAAAATTCTAATTCATTCTTATCTAAAAAATTTCTTCTGCCAAAAATAGCTTTTTTTAATTTAATTTTTTTAACCATTAGTCCTCCAATATTCTTTGTATCTTTGCAAGTTTATCAGACTTATCAGATATATCATCCCATACTCTTTTAGTATCTTTGAGATGACTTCTAATATAATGGTACAAATCCATATCTCCTATCTTAATAAATACATCTTTACTTTTAGAATAATGTTCTTCGTTTAGGTGTTTGTGTATATCTATTGGTATTTTACTATCACCTATTAAAGAAATTAATTGTATTACTTTACTTACTTTCATTCTTTACTACCTCCGTTAAATCTTTTCTAACATAACTATCTTTCCAACTATCATATCTATCACACTCGCCCATCAGCCAAGCATCAAAGTCTAAATCTAAAGCCTTCTCATACGCCTCAGTTTTATTCTTTGCCTCAACTTCATTGTGATACATAACTACTTCTTGTCTCCACACTCTATACTTTTTCATTAGTTCAACCCTAAATATCTTAGTTCATCCATTAAATTTATATCATCAGCTATACCTAACACTTCTTCTTCTGTTAGATTATGTTCACTTAATCTATCTTGTATATCGTGTTTGATAAAACTTCTCATTACTAATTGTTTAGTAACATCTTCTAAATGTTTTATTTTTTCTTTTAGTTTTTTTATTTTTTGCTTATCATTCATTTCCACCCCATTAGTTTTAACAAAACTCTCTCTATCTTATCTATTAATTTAATTAGTTTCTTCTTCATCTTCCCCTTTCATTTCTTGTACATCAATTAATCTCCAAGGCAATTTAAGTTTATCATTTTCTGATTTTATTTCTGCCTCGTATTCATCTTTTGCATACACAAAAAATTCTTTTAACACTCTATATCTATTCATCAGTAGTATCATCTCCTCCATATTCTGTTTGAATATCATCTCCTATTTCTGTACCAGTAAACTTAACAACAGCCCCATCCTCTTCGTATGTTGCATCATCTACCAAGTCAACTGCACAAGCCAAGTCTGTTATCTCTCCTCTACTTAACTGCTTATCACTTTCAATTTCAAAATTTCTACAATCTTGTGAGTACTCCTCATAAGTATAGAAGTATTTTTTCTTAGGTATTGGAACATCTGCGTTCCTATACTCTTCTTCCCTTGTCATTGGTTTCATATGCTCAGCATCATCAGGGTTAACATCATCAGGATGTAACTCTTCTGCGTACACATCTAAGTTCCCAAAGTCAAACGTATCTACTATCTTATCTTTTGCTTCTTGCTCATCTTTTGCATCAACTATACTTGTCTGCGTAAGTATTACTTTATATCTAATCATTTATCCTCCTGTTTTATTCTTATATTAATACTGCCTTATTATTTTAGCGTTATATAATTCAGAATTTTCTTTAGCTTCTTTCTCTGCTTTAGTCTTTGAAACATTAAAGGCTCTTCCAAAACTAACACCCTCATTACCTTCCCAACTAATTAAACTAACATTATATGTTTTACCACTCCAATGTTTTTCAATTTTTACTTCGTACATATCTCCTCCTATATTTTTATTTTATTATTCAACTACTAAAGTAAATGGTTTAGGTATCTTATGTTCTCTACCTTTATAATCATTTGCATTTGTAAAGGTATCAAACAACTCTACAAAATCATCAACTTTTTTTCTCATTCTTTTACTTAAAGATAATGCCTGATTATCTACATAAAGATAAGTTATATCTTCTTTTTGTACAGAAACATTTAAAGTATTATATGCTTCTTGTAATGCTAAAGCAATTGCACAAGTATTTTCATCACCTCTCTTACCCATCTTTATATCTTCGCTTGTTATATCTATTAATCTTCTCATCTATCCTCCTATATTTTAGTTCCAAATACTGAGTACTCTTCCTCAGGTTCATCATCCATATAATGAAACTTAATTCCTACTGGTGGTTTAGGTTTCCTCTCAGGAAAATGTTCATCAAACTCTTTAAACCATGCGTCAAAATCATACTCAATTGTTTCATTAAACTCTTGCTTATAACCCTCTTCATCCATACCCCATCTAATATTAAGAGTACATCCCTCAATACTAAAGTCTTCTAGTGTTGCCTCTGCCCATCCATCCTTATAAAACTCATCACTTCTAAAACACTCTGCAACATAATCGCCCCACTCTTTTAAACTTTCCTCACTCCATACTCTTTTTAATTTCTTAACATCATAATAAAAACTAGCCATTATTTATTCTCCTCTTTTATATCATATAAATACTTAGGTTCAACATCATATAAGGGTTCAGCTATCCAAGAATGGTCTCCATCATATTCATAAAACTTTCGTTCTCCCTTTTCATTTTCTTTAAACAAAACAACTCTCCATATTTTAGTTTCTAACTTATCCCAATCTGTTTTACTCATTATCTATCTCCTCTTGCTTTATGGTTCGCCTCTTCTTGTTCTTCCTCTGATATATCTTCGTCATCCTCATCAGGTTCAGGTGGTTCACCTGCATACTTACTCATCAAGTGTGAATTGTTTTCATCAACATCACTTTCAATATCACCTGCTATCTCAGGTATGTTAAACTTCTCTGTATCAAACCCTGCTTTTTTACATCTGTTTACAAATTCATTTGATACTGTAAATCCACCTGCCATATATACTCCATCACCCAACTCACCACTTTTATATTCGTTATAACAATCCTCAGCTATATCAAATATTTTTTGTGGTGTATCTTTATAGTGTGCTGTTTCCATTTATCCTCCTATATCAATCTTGGTTTATCATTTGTTAACACATATAAATAACCTTTATCATCTGCAATAAAATGTTTCTTCATATATCTTAACTTCGCCTCTGCCTCATCACAATTACTTGCTATTATTTTAATAGCTTGTGTTGG